TCCTACTGGCAGCACAGGTACCACGGGTGCTGTCGGAGCGACAGGTCCTACGGGTGCAACAGGTATTACAGGGGCGACTGGACCTATCGGTCCAACAGGGGCAACAGGTGCTACTGGGGAAACGGGTGCGATTGGGGCTACTGGTCCTACTGGTGCAACTGGAGCCACGGGCACTACAGGATTACAGGGTCCGACAGGACCCACTGGTGCGACTGGTAATGTGGGTGCCACTGGTCCGACAGGTGCGACTGGTGCGCAGGGTATTCAGGGTGTTACGGGTCCTACTGGTGCGACTGGTGATACAGGTCCGATAGGTCCTACGGGTCCTACTGGTGCTGTTGGTGCGACTGGTCCTACTGGACCTACAGGGGCGACTGGTGATGCTTCTACTGTGACTGGACCTACTGGACCTACAGGTTCATCTGGTTCTTTTGCTACAACACAAACTGTCAATACACAAACAGGAACAACCTATCAATTGTTAGCAGCAGATTTAGGCAAGATGGTTACGTTGAGCAATGCTTCAGCCGTGACGGTAACTGTTGGCACTTCTCTTGGTTTTACTGCTGGTCAAAGTCTTGACTTGTTGAGTCTTGGGGCTGGTCAAGTTACTGTTGCTGCTGGTGGTGCCACATTGACTGGTACGCCAGGTTTGAAACTTCGTACTCAATATTCAAGTGCTACGTTGTACTGCATCGGGACCAACAGTTTTGTTCTTATTGGTGATTTGAGCGCATAATGCCTATCCATCGTGGGATAGTTGCTGCGAGCATTACTGAACTACCAACGGTAACTATCAATGCCGTTACTAATTTCAACCAAGACCGAGCCACATTCAACGCAACGGTTAGTGCTAACTATCAAAGCACAACAGTTAAGTTTCAGTACAACACTACAAACAACTTTTCTTCTTTTACGGAAGTAACTGCTACTGGTTCACCTGTTACTGGTCAATCTGTTGCTGTTTATTACAACGTAACTGGTTTGTCTGTTGGCACTACTTATTATGTTCGTGCTGTTATTAGTAATGGTATTGGGACAGTAACTACTGCTTCTACTTCGTTTACTACTTGGTCGCTGAAGACCTACGCACAAACAAGCGCAGGTACCTATAACAACGCTGTGTATTTACAGACAATTACACCTACTGGTGGCTCGGCTATCACCCCATTTATCTTCAATGTGTTCTTCTTTGGAGGTGGAGGTGGAGGTGCTGGAGGTGGTGGAGGTGGTGGTGCCTACTACATCAACAACACAAGCAACACATCTGCAACATCAGCAGTTAGTTCTTATTTGAATGTAACTGTCGGTGGTGGTGGTTCTGCTGGAAACCTTGCTGATACCGATGGTGGTGCTGGTGGTGCTACAACTATTTCGGGAAGTTCTTTTTCTACATTGACTGCTGGTGGTGGAGGAGGGGGAGCGCAATCAACTGTAGGTACAGGTGGTTCTTCAGGTTCAGGTACAAGTTCATCATATGGTGGTGGTACTGGCTCTGTAACTTCTACAGGTAGTGGCAAAGACATTGTTTACTACACGGCTGCTGGTGGTGGTGGAGGAAACTTCACTGCTGGCGAAAACGGACATACTGCTGGCAATGGATACGGTGGTTCAGGTGGATATGGTGGACAGGCTTTTGGTTACGCTGGTGGCTCTGGTGGTGGAGGCTACGGCTCTACAGCAACTGGTCAAGGAAACAGAATTCTTTTTGGTGGCAATACAGGCGTGTACGGTTGTGGTGGTAATACTGCATCTGCTGGCACAGCAGGAATGTGTTATTTCCAATACTATGGACCGTGATTATGAACATTGAACCATTCAACCTAGACGTTGTAAACAAATACAATATGTTTTTTATGTTGCAAAAACTAAACGCAACATCAACAATCAACCTGTATTACCAAGAAGTAAACAACGATGTACCGTTTGAAGATTGTTCATTATTTGAAATGTCTAACGGTAAAGTCCTTGTAGCGTTCCCAGAGTATTTTACCCACATCAGCAAACATAACCTTGTTGCCACAGATGGGGTCGTATCAGAAATAGTTAGCCTTCAAATCTTTGAACGCATCTACAAATACTACAAACACGGTGTAGACAGCATTGACGCTGGTGGGTTTACCTTTATGAACTCTGCACCTGTACCATCGTTTGACAACCAATGGCGATGTGACGCTGGACTATACGGTGTTGAACTGTTTACAGACCCACTAGGAGATTCAACAATTGTCGTACCAGACGCAGCCGATGCTTTGCTTGTTTACGAACCAGTGCTATCCATCAACGGCGTAGCCCACCTTGTTTATATTGAACGAGAAAACAAAAACAACAAAACAGAGTTGATGAACAATTCATCCACGCCCTTTGCTACATACAGTTTAGGTGAGGCTTTGAAGTTGATTTTGGAATGGGCGCAAGTATCGCAAGCACCATTTAGTAACACGGAATCTGTAGCAGTGAAGGCGTTTGAGTTTGCACAACAACTGGGAATAGAAGAAACACTTGTATCTAACCAGCCTGATATGCAAATCTTTGAATATCTAAAGGGTAATCCAACAGCACGTGTGCGACCAGAAAATGTCCAACCGTTGTCACCAACCACAGAAGTGTTTATCAAAAAGAATGTTGCCCATTCTTGTTTGTCTTCCATTGTTTCCTTATACCCTGATGCTGCGCCTATAACAGAGGTAAAGCAAGCAGAGCAACAAAAACTATTACGGGATGTAGAGAGTTTGAATCTAAGCGCATCCTTATTGAATGACCCAAGCAATAAAAATATGGCGTTCTACTTAAAGTCACGCACAGAACTATTCACAATAAAACAAGAAATACTACAAAGTTTGTAACTTTTAGGAGGGGATATGAAAATAGCCGTATACACCATCGCACTCAACGAAGAACAATTTGTTCAACGCTGGTACGAATCAGCCAAAGAAGCCGACCATCTACTAATCCTGGATACAGGTTCAACAGACGACACCTACGCTTTAGCCTATGGTGCAGGCATAGATGTCCACCAAAAGACTTTTACACCCTGGCGATTTGACCACGCCCGTAACCACGCCCTGTCATTACTGCCCGAAGACATAGATTTATGTATTTCCCTAGATATGGATGAAGTGCTACAACCAGGCTGGAGACAAGCCCTAGAAAATCTTGAGCCAGGCACTACCCGACCACGTTACAAATACATCTGGTCGTGGAACCCAGACGGTTCCGAAGGGCTTACCTATGGTGGCGACAAAATTCATCGCCGTCACAAATACCAATGGAAGCACCCCGTACACGAAGTCCTCAAATCTCAAACCACAGAAATCCAACAATGGGCACAGGGATTAGAAATACATCATCATCCTGACCCCACCAAATCACGCTCCCAATACTTACCCCTACTTGAACTGGCAGTCAAAGAAGACCCACGGGATGACAGAAACCAATTCTATTTAGCCCGTGAATACTTTTTCAACCGTAGATACCCAGAAGCGCAATACCATTTTACACGTCACCTAGAACTATCAACGTGGCTACCAGAACGGGCAGCCTCACATCGGTTCATAGCCAAGATGCGACCAGATGATGCCCACTACCACCTGTATCGTGCCATTGGGGAAGACCCACGCAGACGAGAATCGTGGGTAGCCCTAGCACAACACCACTATGAAAAAGCAGATTGGCTTAGTTGCCGATACAACTGCGAGATGGCTTTGCGTATCACAGAGAAACCGTTGGACTATCTGTGCGAGGCAGAAGCCTGGGGTTGGCTACCACACGACTTGATGGCTATAGCCTGCCATCATCTAGGCGATTCAGATACAGCCTGGTTCCACGGGTCTGTAGCGTTGGAACTAAACCCTACAGATGTAAGGCTTCAGTCCAACTTGACATTCTATAGGCTATGATAGGTGTGTCTCACGACACGAGGAGTCATATGTCTGCTAAAGGCAAAAAGAACTAAATGGCAACTGTTGCTCAAATCATCAACCGAACTCAACGCCAACTACTGTCTGGCGTGGTTGAAGAACGCAACAAAATAGCCTCTGCCGTCAACACGACAGCCACCACTATCACCCTGACCTACGAAATCGCAGGTATACGTCAAGGTGCCATCATTGAAATAGATGCAGAACAAATGTATGTCTGGTCAGTTGTTGAATCAACAAAGGTTGCCACGGTGGAACGAGCGTTCAACGGTACTGTTGCTGCTGCACATACTAACGGTTCAATTGTTACGGTCAACCCACGATTTCCTAGAGCGCAAGTCCTTGAAGCAATCAATGATGAACTGGCAGACCTTAGTTCCCCAATGAACGGACTGTTCCAAGTCAAAATCCTAGACCTAAGTTACAACGGTTCAGACAGGCAAATTAACCTGCCAAGCATCAGTGATGTTATTGACTTGATTGAAGTACGAAACCGTTACATATCTAGTGACTACCAACAAGTGAACCGTGTAAAACTGTTACGCAATATGCCAACAAAAGATTTCGGTTCAGGTATGGCATTGCAGTTTGACCAGGGTGTAAGACAAGGCGACCTGCGTGTTTCGTATCGTGCGCCTTTCACCAAGTTCACAACAGAATCAGAAAATGTGCAGATGAACGGTGGATACCCAGAATCAGCAGAAGACATCCTTGTTGTAGGGGCACAAATTCGTCTTATCGCACCACGAGAAATCAAACGCAACTTCACAGAATCACAGGGCGACACACGCAGAGCAGACGAAGTATCTGCTGGTGCAGTATCTAACAGCATCGTAAGTATGTTGCGTATGCGTCGTGACCGTATCACTGCTGAAGCAGCCAAACTTACTCGGCAATACCCAATTTTTCTACAGAAGGTATAAACCGTGGCTTCTCCCACGTTCACACTTTCCTTCGTTGGTACACCCTCGTTCTATAATGGCACAGCCCAAACCGAAATTGTCCCTTCCGTCTACCCTGTCGCTATCAATGGTCGCCCGTACCTTATTGACACTAAATCAGGTAAGTATGTCAGGTCGCACGAACCACGAGTGCGTGACTCCACTGACGATTCAACTTCCCCTGGTGAAGCAGCAATCAACCCAGGTGGGCTTTGGCGTAGAGGGCAAGACTCTTGGCATTATGGTGCTGGACAACAATATTCTGACACGGCTGAAGCACAAGATTACAGGTTCTATAAATCTAAAGGTATAAACCCGTGGGTTAAAGGACAGTTCAGTTTGCATCACGCAACTAAACTTTCTTTGTCTTCAGCGTCAACTAACTTGTTTATGTGTACTGTCAAAGCATCTAACGGCACAGAGTATGTGTATGTGGCAGATAACGCTACGTTGAAGTACAGCACGAACCCGTTTGCTTCTTCCCCTACTTGGACTTCTGTAACTACAGGTTCGCCAGGTACGGCTATTACAGCGTTGGAAACTAACGGAACAAATGTTTTTATTGGGTACACAAGTAACGATATTTATTACACCACTCCAGGGTCGGCATCTGTTGCTTTGTTTTATCCTTCGTCTGGTTCTTCAGGTAAAACATACACAGGTTTCGGCTATGCAAAAGGATGGGGTTTCGCATCTGTAGGTCACGACCTGTATGTAATCGGTACGGTAACAGGGCAATCTCATAAAGTGTTTTATCCAGATACAGGTACGGCTCACGATGCAACCCTTACGTGGGTTGGAGCAGCAGCAGGACAAGGCGCAGTTTATCTTGGGGCATACAGTGGAGTGCGTTCTTCCATTTATAAACTTGTTTTAAAAACAGACGCAACAGGTTTTGACTTGCCAGTTGTCGCCTTAGAACTACCAGTAGGTGAAGTAGTTAGCAGTGTGTATGGCTATCTTGGTGGCATCCTTGTCGGCACTAACAAAGGTGTTCGTTATTGCACAGCCGATGCCAACAACAACTTGCTTGCTGGAGCGTTGATTCCCACATCTGGCTCTGTAAATGATTTCATTGCTGAAGACAAATATGTTTGGTTCACTTGGACAAACTATGACGGAACATCAAGTGGTTTAGGTCGCCTTGACCTATCTGTATATATCGCCCCTAACACCCCTGCTTTCGCTACTGACCTGATGTATACAAGTACGGCAGCAGTCAAATCAGTAACAACATTTGACAGCAAACGATTGTTTGCTATTTCTGGTGTTGGTGTTGTTGCTGAAGATGTTGATGCTCTTGTCAGCACAGGAAACATTGAGTTCGGTATCTACCGTTGGGGTATTCCTGACCGTAAGTTCGTAGCAAAAATGGATGTCCGTACTGAACCTTTGGATGGCACAGTTGAAGCGTTACTTCAGAACGACCAATCCGACTATGCCTCCCTCGGCACGTTCAATTCAGCCAACGATATTGAATACACATACAATGGTTCAGATGTCAAAACTATTGAGGCAGGGTTCAAACTGGTTCTAACCCCTACCGACAATGTAAGCCCTATTGTGACACGGTGGATGGCTAGAGCCTACGCTGCACCATTCCGTTCAGAGGTGTTTTCCATACCTTGTTTGTTGCACCAAAAGATTCGCCCTCGTGACAGAGACATCTATATGGACCCTGAACAGGAACTTGACACCCTGAATAGTCTGATTCATAGCCCCAAAATTGTTACCTTGCAGTTAGGTACCCGTTCTTATTCGGTCATTGTTGAGGATGTAGAGTGGACCCCTGTTGACAGTACAGGGAACACTTGGTCTTGGGATGGTACGGCTACTGTTACAATGCGTTCTACGGAAAACTAGGAGTATCTAATGGCTTTACCAGTACGAAAAGGATATAAAGGCGCAGCAGCCAATGCTGTGTTGACTAATAGCCCTACTGCCTCATCAGGTGACACGACCTTTACTGTTGACACGGTTACTGGTTGGTCCACCACTTTCCCTTATTTTGCTGTGGTTGACCCTGGTACTTCTCGTGAGGAGAAGGTTAAGGTGACGGCTATTTCTACGTTGACTTTGACTGTGGTGAGAGCGCAGGATGATACGTCTGTTGCTTCTCATTCTGCTGGTGCTGCTATTTATCCTGTGTTCACGGCTGATGAGGCTGATGAGGCTAACTTGATTGCTTCGGCTATGACCACTAAGGGCGACTTGATTGCTACTGATGGTTCATCTGTAAACCGTTTGGCTGTTGGTACGAACACTCACGTTTTGCAGGCTGATTCTTCTTCTACTAATGGTTTCAAATGGGGTCAGGTTGCTACTGCTGGTATTGCTGATGCTGCTGTGACGGCAGCCAAGATTGCTTCTGCTGTGGCTGGCTCTGGTTTGGCTGGTGGTGCAGGTACAGCGTTGTCTGTGAATGTTGATGATTCAACTATTGAAATCAACAGTGACACTTTACGCCTCAAAGACAGTGGTGTAACCCTTGCTAAGTTGGCTTCGGCTGTGGCTAACGCCTTAGTCCCTGTAGGAACTATTGCTGCTTATGCTGGTGTTACTGCCCCGACTGGTTGGTTGCTTTGTAACGGTACTAGCACTTCTGGTTATACATCTTTGGCTGCTTTGGTTGGTGCTACTACTCCTGATATGCGTGGTCGTTTCCCTATTGGTGATAATGCCACGTTGACTTTGCTTGGCACTGGTGGTTCGCTCACTATCGCTGAAGGAAACCTTCCTTCTCATAGCCATACGTTTAGTGCTACTTCTGGGGCAATGAATCAAAACGCCACATTGGGTCACGGCGTAAATGATGCAGGACACAACCACGGTGGGGTTACAGAAACCCAAAATATTGCGCATACACATTACAATGCTGCTGAAGGAACTACTGACGACACGCACACACATAATGATTCTGGTAATGCTGGAAGCATCAATGTTGGTACTGGTCAAACAACTGGTACGGACACAACAGATGGAATGGTATCTGGTGAAAACCACAGTCACGTAATAAATTCAGGTAATGCAGGAATTACTGTCAACAACCACGATGTATCCCACACCCACAGCGTTTCAGGTACCACAGGCACAGTTGGCTCAGGAACCGACTACTACCAGCCACACCTTGTAGTAAACTACATCATCAAACACGACTAAGGAAAACTTATGATAAAAATTCAAACCCTCATCGGAAGAATCATCGCAGTCTTCGGCTCATCAGCATTAGCAGCCGTAGCAGGTGGCGCAATCTTCGGCGTAGAACTCTGGAAATCAGCAGCCATCGCAGGCTTTATGGCAGCAGGAAAAGTAACCGAAGCGTTACTTCGTGCCTGGTCAGAAGACGGCACTCTTACGAAAGAAGAAGTTGCAGCAGCCTTCGGTAAGAAGGGCTAGCAGATACGCCGTCATCACGGCGTTTATAACATTGTTTCTATGGTCAAGTTCTGTTCAAGCGCAGAACCCAATCATCACAGAACCAACAGACATTTGGTTTGAATACAGCGAACCAACACAATTTGTAGCGCAAACCTATATGGTTGAAGGCTATCCATCCGACCCGATGCTGTGGCTTTATGACGAACAAGGCGTACAACTCGCAGCGAATGATGACTCGTATGGTTTACAGTCGTACATCTCTATAGCCGTACCTGCTGGTCGTTACAGATTGAGGGCTGGTATTTGTTGTGGCGACCCTAACGCTTGGCGCACAAATGGAGGCTGGAATTTACAGTATGAACTGGGGTTCAACGGTGTCGGCTCTATGCAGACAACTACCACAGAAGAACAGACAACCACAACATCCACGTCAACAACGTCAACAACAACCACCACATCCACATCTACAACAACATCCACCACAACGACAACAACCACAACAACGATAGCCCCGACAACCACAACATCAACTTCAACAACTGTTGCGCCGACCACCACGACTTCGCTTGCCCCCACCACAACTGTCGTTCAACCCACCACGTCAACTTCAACTTCCACCACCACATCATCTACCTCCACCACGGTTCCTGTTACTACAACAACAGAAAACCCTACAACAACTACAACTATTCCTGTAGAGATACCACCCGTTATTAGTGAGGAGCAGGCTGTTGAATTGGCTACCAGTCCTGAAGTGTTGGCTACTATCACAGCAGAAGAAGCCACCCAAGTGTTTGAGGCATTGAACGTAGAAGATTTATCTGATGCCCAGATTGAACAACTTGTGGCAGCAGTACAGGATGCACCCCAAGAAGTTAGAGAAGCCTTTGAGGAATCAGTGGACATTTTTGGTGGGGCTGTAGATACCTATGTGCCTGTCGGGTCCAATATCCCTGTGTCTCAGAGGCGAGCCTTGATTGCTATAGCAGGTGTGGCAGCAGCAGCAGCCGTGGCGACCAGACGGAAATGATAACCTGACCGTTATGAGTAAATATTTTGGTGCTATTACTTCGTTGTTGTTATGGGCTGCTGGTACAGGTCTTGTACTTGTCACCTTGTCTGGCGATACATTGAGCAAGGCTATGTATATCAGCGTTGCTGCTTTGCTTGTCAACATTATTGCTATTGCCCTGGGTGTGGGAATAGACGAGTAGATACGACAGTGCCCCTAGCAAGGGAGAAAGGGGGAAACGACCTTGCTAAGGGCAATAGAAATTGTAGCACTGCTATATTTGTAAATGCAACCTGAGCAGGAAGATTTTTATGCCAAGAAAATACAGTTACTACCCTAGTTTTGATGGCAAGAAGGCGCAGCCTGGTACTGAGAAGTTGGCTGATTTGTGTAAACGTAGATGGAAGACGCAGAACTTGGGGATTTATCAGCCGAGGTTGATGCGCAACTCTCATACTGAGGGTAAGAAGATTGGCGACCCTGGTATGGAAAAGTGGATGTCTGTTCACGCTACTGGTGCTGCCGTGGACATTGGCTATACGGACCGTAAGGTTGGCGTGGCTATGTGGGATTGGTTTATCAAGTACACGAAGGAACTGGGCATTGAGGAGATTCACGACTACGCCTTTGATAAGGATGTCAAGGATGGCAAGCCTGGTTATGGTCGTGGGTTCAGGTGTAGTCGTGGCGAAAATTTGGCAGGGGTAAAAATTTTTACTAAAGATGATAATGCAGGGTCGTTCGGAGGGAAATGGTTGCACCTTGAACTTTCTCCTGAGATGGCTAAAGACGCAGAAAAGTTTGAAGCAGCCTGGCGAGCCTTGCCTAAGCCTGAATGAAACGTGCAGTGATGTTTGCTCTTATCTTGTTTGGTTGTATTGGTGCCAGTTGCATAGCAATTTTGTTGTCTGTGTGGATTGAAGCCGTCAAGATTAGTAACGGGAAAAGACGATGACTGTTGCGCAGTGGATTATCACGGCTGGTGCTGTGGTGGGTGCGCTCGGTATTATTTTCCATACTGTCATCAAACCTGTCATCAAGTGGGCTACGAGGATTGAGCAGGCTGTGAGTTTGGTGGAGTCCAATATGTTCAAGAATGGTGGGTCGTCTATGCGTGATGCCATCAACAGAATTGAAGAACGTATTACATTTGTGGAAGCGTATATCACTAAGCCTGACTGATAATGTCGTGGGTCCTATGACGTTGACTCAGTTGTTTTTAATCAGGAAATTTTTGGTAAGGGTAGTGGCTAGGGGGGTGGAGGAAGATGAACTTATCCAAGTGATAAACGCTTTGGATAGTTTGATACACCACCACCAAGCAGCATAGTAAGATAAACCTGTGACCCCACTATCACAGTTCTACATCTGCCCCATCTGTGGTGAAGGCTGGCACAAGTCCGAAGGAAGATACTGCCCTGAATGTAGAGCAGAAGGTCAACGAGCAGATGATGAAGACTGAATACCCAATCGTTCTAATTGAATGGGCAGACGCTTGTGGGGGCGACCCAGGCTGGCTCACGCTAGAAGAAATAGAAGATGACGGCGAAACACTGGTCCAATCAGTAGGTTTCCTAGTGCCACCAGATGACCCAGGTGGAAAGAAAGACCACATCACACTGCTTCAAACCTTCCACGAGGGTGACGGAATCAACCTGTTTTATATACCAGCAGGAATGGTTCGGAAAACAATTTTACTTTCTACTTGCATTTGACACAGCCCTACTGTATGGTGTTTTATACATAGCACATATGTACAACACAGAAGGAGGGGGAAACCCAATGACTTACGACAGGTATCGCATACCCAAAGAACCACACGGTTCACAAGAATGGCTCAACCAAAGATACAAAGACAAAGAAGGGTTCCGACAAATCTCTGCCTCAGCAGCAGCAGCCATCTACGGACTACACCCATTTGTCAAGCAAGACCAATACGCAGCCGAACTGCTATCAGGCGTAGCACCTACACCCATCACACCGAACGCTGCAATGGAAACAGGGAACCGTCTTGAAGACACCATCATCCATTGGGCAGGCGACAGACTAGGCGTGGACTTCTCCACACCAGACGAACTGTTCTGCTTCGCACACGACAATGGCGCACGACTCATCTCAACACTTGACGGATGGAACGAAGAAACCAAACACATCCTTGAAGTAAAAACGACAAGCCGTGAATACTCTGGAATGTTGCCTGACTATTGGCGTATTCAAGGAATCCAACAAGCCATCTGTTCAGATGCTAAACGAGTGACGTGGGCAATCTTTGACAACACCCTGCGCCTTACCATCGTGGAACAAAACATCACACAAGAAGAAATAGACGACCACATAGAAGCATCAGCAATGTGGCTCAACGCTATTGAACTAGGTATGACCCCACCAGGGATTACATACACCTACGAAACTATTAGCACTCGTTACCAACAAACAACTGCCGACCCTATTGAGTTAGACCCGTCAGTTACCGACCTAATCGCCCAACTCAAACACGTCAAATCTGAATTGGCTTCCTACAAAGATATGGAAGACAGGCTGAAAGCAGAACTGTGTGACTTGATTGGACCGAATGAATCTGCCACTATCAATGGGGCAGTGGTTGCTACTTGGAAGGGATACAAGCGTGACTGGTTTGATTCCAAACGGTTCCAAGCAGAAAACCCTGACACATACGCACAGTATGTTAAGTCATCACTAAGCAGAACATTGCGTCTAAAGGGAGAATGACAATGGAATACACATCAGACATCAACAAAATAACAAGCATCCAAAACCTCAAATACAACACACCGAGAAAGGTAATACCAGTGGAAACACAAAACAAAGAAAAAGAACTACGCAAAGTAATGACAGACTTTGCCGTACCAGACCCAAAGATTGTTGGCAAACTACCCAAAGGTGGAATCCAACTTGACTTCGTAGGACACGCAGACATCACTCGCATCCTCATTGAAGTGGACCCGTACTGGTCTTGGGAACCTTGTGGCTGGAACAATGGTCGCCCTGCTATCCACGTTGAGAACGGAATCGCAACAATGTGGGGATGGCTCACCATTCACGGCAAAGAAATGCTAGGTGTTGGTTCAGTCAAAGCAGACAAGATGGAACTAGACAAAGAACTTGTTGGTGACTTCCTTCGTAACGCCTCAATGCGTTTCGGTATTGCTTTGTCTTTGTGGACTAAGCAGGAATGGGAAGACCTGGGTGGTAAGCCAGCACCACAGAAACAAACAGGTCAGATGTCAAAGCCAGCACCAAAGGATGACACCCCAACAGAAGACACTCTTTTGACACCCCAACAGATTGACGGGTTCACTAAGGCTTGCACCAAAGAAGACTTGAATCCTATGACTATCTATAAAGCAGCAAATGTACGGTTTGGTTTCGCTAAACAGTCAGACCTTGCAGCGTTACGCAAAGCATTTAGCGAAGCAAAGAAAGCGAAGGAAGCAGAATGAGTGCGAAAAGAACTGTGGACCCAGAAGGCAAGTTGGCATCAACTCGTTTCTTAGGGTTGCGTGTAACAGTGGAACAGTGGACAACCATTGAGTTGTTGTGTTCAATGAGGCGAGTATCAAAATCTGCTTTGTTGCGCCAGTTAGTTCAGGAGGCTTACGAAAATGTCCCTGAACCGTTCTAAAGGAACATCCTTTGAGACTTTGATTGTTCGTTCTTTACGCAATCTTGGTTTCCCATATGCTGAGAGGCGAGCCTTACACGGTCATCTTGATAAGGGTGACGTTACTGGTTGTGGTCCGTTGGTGTTTGAATGTAAAGCAGCCAAGAGGCACGAGTTGTCTGCTTGGTTGAAAGAAACAGAAACGGAACGCATCAACGCTAATGCTGATTATGGTGTGCTTGTTGTGAAACGCCAGGGTCACGGCACTGGTGAAGAACAGTACGCCATTATGAGGTTTGAAGATATGGCGAAACTGTTGAAGCAGGCAGGTTACTGATGGCTTCTCATATTCAGTTGGAAACAATCAGTAGAGAACTGTTTGAGTGTCTTATGAATCGTGTTTATAACGCATCAGATTTTGAACGGTTACAGGCACCGTCTGACCGTGAAAGAAAAATTATTGACCAGTATTTAGAAATGAAAGAGGAAACAAATGGATAAGGACAGAGAAAAGAGGGACAGTGTTGCTTGGTTCAAGCGATACTTGGATTTGTTGGATGAACGGGACAGGTGGAAAGAGATGGCTCAGGAGTTGTCTGTTCACGCTCAGAAGCACGACCACGATTATTTTAGAACGTGTGATGTGTGTCGTTGTTTGACTAAGTTTGTGGGGATGCAACGCCGTGGGTGATTTCATTGTTCAAATTATTATGTTGAGTGCCGTGTTTTTGTGTGGCGTTTTGATAGGGGAGAAGTTCAGATGAGTCATTGGCTGAACAGGTGTGAGGCTGGACATAAAAATCCATATAGTTCGTGTGGATGTCATAGTGCTTCGGAACAACCTTGTGGGTGGTGTGATTGGACTGACTATCACAGTGATTGCGAAGACCCCGAAGACGAAGAAGACGAGACACCTGATGAGTGACAACGGAACGCTAAAAGACCACCTAGAAGATTTGATGCGTGAAAACCAAGAGTTGCGTTCTAAATTGCGTGTCTTTCAAAGGGTTGCATCACAGGCATTCACTAAGGCTGATGGACATATTGAGCCTTGCTTGAAAGCAATGATGTGTTCCTGTGGCTACACGCAATACTTGATGATAAGCGAAGAATGACGATAGGTAGCCAGCCAGAGGTCGGCACCACATTTGCTATGTGGAAAGATATGACCGAACAAGACAGGCAAGCCTGGTTCACCCATATCAGAACCAACTGGCAGCCCTACCTGATGGCAGGGTACGCCACACTGGTACACAACAAAGACAATCCCTACTACAAGGAGAGATGATGGAGATAGGTGGATACAACCCGAAGTTTGATTTCCAAACCGACCTTGCTTATGGGCACGAGGGGGAAGCCCAACTGATTGAATTCTTCAACGCTCTGAACAGGGCTACGGTGGAAGTCAAGGCTGATAGGTACAGGAATGGCAGGATGGCTGTTGAAACGCAGCAGAAGCCGTCTGGTGGGGTCTGGAAGGACTCTGGCATCAACGTGACAGAGGCAGAATGGTGGGCTTACAGGTTCGCACCTCAATCTTTTGTCCTTATATCCGTACAACGCTTGAAGAACTTTCTTAGATACAACTACGACAGACTAGAAAAAAGAAACTTCGCCCCAGACTCAGACAATCCAGCCAAAGGATTCCTCTTGTTCCCCCATCACGTTCAAGACCTACAAACAAACGAACTATACGACTAACTGCTAGACTCTTTTCGCTTAGAGAAATGGGAACGCAAGCCAACCCCCCAACAAGGAGGCACTATGCGCAAAATCATATTGACCACAATCTTGGTAGCCACAATCGCTACCACCCCAACCACAGCCCACGCTAAAAACGACAACAGCCACAAGAAATACCACGGTGTATTAGTGGATGCCTATTACGACTCGCTTGGAACCTGTGAGACAGGGCTACCTGGCACGAACGAACCGAACTGGAACCACTCAACCCGTAGTTACACAGGTGGATTAGGGATTCACCGTTCTACTTTTCGTAGGTGGAGTAATCATTCCTCAGCCAAAGGTATGACCCCACAAGAACAGGTCAGGGTGGCAGACGCAATAGCGTTCAAGTCGCACATTGAACCAGATGGTACTAAGGTATGGAGAGTTGGTCCGTGGGGATGGGGTTGCTTGAAGGCTCGTAAATCCATTCAAAGATTTATCTGTCAATCACAACATAAACTTGTACAAAAATGGAAAAGAAATTGCTAATGGAAACAACAAATCGCACAATCGTATGGTTCTCTGCTGGTGCTGCTTCAGCAGTTGCAGCAAAATTAATCATTGCTGAAAAGCCAGACAATTTGATACTGGCTTATACCGACCCAGGCTCAGAACACGAAGACAACAAACGGTTTATGGCTGAATGTGAACAATGGTTTGGACATCCAATCACATATTTGAAATCAGAAAAATATGTTGACACTTGGGATGTGTGGGAAAAATCACGGTTCCTTGTATCCCCTTACGGGGCAATGTGTACAACAGAACTAAAAAAGAAATTGCGCAGAAAATTTCAACGACACGAAGACATCCAAGTGTTTGGTTATACAGCCGAAGAACAGCATCGTGCAGACAGATTCAGAGAACAAAACCCTGAAGTGAATCTTCGCACTCCCTTGATAGAGCGTGGTCTTTCAAAGCAGGACTGTTTATCTATGGTTGACAGGGCAGGCATAGAACTTCCTGCTATGTACAAACTTGGCTATCAAAACAACAACTGCATTGGTTGCCCCAAGGGAGGTATGGGGTACTGGAATAAAATCCGTAAAGATTTTCCTGAAGTGTTTGACCGTATGGCTAAATTAGAAAGAGACTTAGACGTGTCCATTTTGAGGTCTACAAAAGGAAACGGAAACAAAAAAGAAAGATTGTTCCTTGACGAACTGGACCCAGACAGAGGAAACCACGCCACCGAAGCCAGTTTTGAATGTTCTTTGCTTTGTTCGGTAGCAGAAGACATTATTGAAAATGCGCTTGACTAAGACACACCCAGGGTATACTCTAAATCCAATGAAGGGCATTTCATTACGACAAGAGTGGCACTGCCCCAACTGTGGCGTGACAGTAACAACATTTGTGTCGTTACCTGAACCACCACAACACCCTTGCCAAAAACGGGCAAGAAGAATAATAAGTCTCCAACAAAAGAAGGAAGAAAGAGAATGAACAAAAAAATACCACTTATCATTTTGTACTTAGCAACCATCCCCGTTGCTAACTGGATGATTTCTAACGTAGGAACACAGTATTTTCCTGGTGGTCCACACACCATCCCCGTTGGGTTTGGTTACAACGCTCCCTCTGGTGTGTTGATGATTGGAATCGCTATGTTTTTGCGTGACATAGTACAAAATGTTTACGGGCGCAAAGCAACACTTGTTGCTATTGCCGTTGGCGTGTTGTTGTCCTACGCAGTGAATCCAGCAGTTGCCACTGCCAGTGCTATTGCATTTGCTTGTGGAGAACTAGCAGATTTCCTTGTTTACACAAAACTGCGTGACAAAACATTGGTCGGCGCAGTCATTTCATCAGGTGTAATTGGTGGATTCATTGACTCATTTATCTTTTTGCAGATTGCATTTGGTTCAACAATGTATTGGCAAGGACAAGTCATTGGCAAAACAGAAATGGCTTTGCTCGGAGGACTACTTATTTGGATATCAAATGATTTATCTAAGCGGCTGCCTGCCTTCAAATCCTGATATGCAAAAAGAATTGCACGACAATGGGATTGGTTTGATGCTGACACCATTCAGCCAACGCAACAGTAAAAGTTCTCCACACCAGTGGGTATGGGCAGCAGACAACGGTTGCTTTGCTGAAAAATGGGATGAACAGGTTTGGCTCAAATGGCTCAAAGGTCATTCATCACCAGACAAAGCATTGTTCGCAACTGTTCCAGATGTAGTTGCAGACCACGACAAAACGGTTGAACGATGGTCTGAATATCACACAATGGTTTCATCATTGGGATACAAACCAGCGTTTGTATTACAAGATGGTGCTAAAATGGAAACAACCCCGTGGGAAACAATGGGTTGTTTATTTATTGGTGGGACAACAGATTTCAAACTTTCTAATACTGCCCGTATCTTTTGTGCAGAAGCAAAAGCCCGTTCTATATGGGTACATATGGGCAGAGTAAATTCTTTCAAACGTATGGTATTAGCAAAACAGTGGGGTATTGACTCAACAGACGGTACGTATCTTGCGTTCGGTCCTGATGTAAACACCCCTAAGTTGGTATCAATGGTTAGAAGAACAAACAATGCAGGGGTAGATATACCTTTGCCTTTTATAACACTCCAGGAGGGGTAACAAAATGAACAACATCACAATCCACGGAACAGTCGGGCAAGACCCCGAACTGAAATTCAGTGCCAGCGCAATGGCAATCCTGACATTCTCAGTAGCAGATAACTACGGTAAAGATGACAAAAAGAAAACCACCTGGCACAATGTTGTTGTGTTCGGCAAGGTCGCAGAAAATGTGGCAAACAGTATCGCCAAAGGTGACACCGTACTTATCTCAGGTCGCCTAGAACAAGACGAGTTCACCAAGAAAGACGGCACAAAAGGCAAGTCAATGAAACTTGTGGCTGATGAAGTTGGTGTGTCTTGCCGTTGGAACGCTTGGGTGAAAGACCAGACCAGTCAGGTAATGGCACAGGTCGGGATGATTGGCAAGCAAATGCCAACCCTGTCTGATGAAGAACCGTTCTAATGGATTATGAAGAATGGTTCTCAATAGGTAGAGAACAAGGGTTTATTAGCCCTGCTATCTGCTCAACCCACGATGGTATCCCAATGTCAGATGACGAGATGAACGAGTTTGAGAATGGTGACGACCCGTGTATCCACATACTGCGCCTCTACGAAACCAAAGAGAAGCGTGACGAAGTAGAAAAGAATGTACCTATCTGGCGTGTATGAGTACACCAGAGCACACCCTGACTGTACGCACTGTGGCACAGTCGCTCGTGCCCTAGTCAAATACAGCCAGCAGATACACGACACCTGCCCGTGTGTGTGTCACCAAAACAAAACAACCACAGCGTTGTACGACCTACAAAAAACAAAACGAAAGAGGAAGAAATGATAATGGACAGACCCGACTGGCAAGAGAAAGCATCTTGTAGAGGGGTGCCATCAGATGTGTTCTTTCCTGACAACCCAGGTGGGCAAGACAGTGTGTACCGTCAAGCGTTACAGTTCTGCCAGCAATGCGAGGTCGCCACACAATGTTTAGAGTACGCAATGTCGTATGAACAAGGACAGAAATGTAGGTTCGGAATGTTTGGTGGCAAAACCCCACGGGAACGCTACGCATTGGCTCACACCCCGACCCCTATCACGATACGCAAGTGACCCCCACGACTTCGGAAGGGGAGACAAAGCGTGAGGGTCAGCAAGATTGTAGCAGGCTATTCTAAAAGCCGTATGTTGTAAGAGTGTTGCCACGACAT